AATGTAACAGTTGCTGGTAACGCTTCAGAGACAGTCGCTGGTAAGAAAGATGAGTTAGTCACAGGCAACAACACGAAGACTGGCTCGCGTATTGATCTCAATTAAGTAGATCATTTATAGCCTGCTGGTTTAGGTGTGTGTTCGCTATCTGAGCATAATAGGTTTGAGTATGTTAAGGGATCTGTTGAGGCCTAGATAACAGCAACAGGACGCTTTTACTTCAGAATTTTTTCTCGTGGGAAAAAACAATAGGAAATAGAAATATATGAAAAATCGAATGACTGGTCTCATGTCTTACTTTACTTCAAAGAGTAAAGCAAAGAAACTTGATCGTATGTTGAATCGTAAGTTAATTAAAGCAGTTGATACAAATGCAAATGGTACATCAGGTTATACAGTCAAGAGTGGTCCTAACAAGGGTAAAGTCTTAGGACACATTACTGTTAAACACCCTAACAAAGTATTTACAAAGTCATCTAAGGATATAGAAGCATATAGGGATTCATTTGATGAAAGAGAGTGGCCACCTAAAACGAAGTTCGACTAAGGTATAAATAGTAGTAAGATATCAATTTTTTTTTCGGAGGTAAAATCTAATGAAAGAGTCAGATATAGTACTACACAGGAATATCGATAACAAGATTATCGAGTTATCAAAAGAATATCATCACGGACATGATCTCATTCGGGATCTCAAGAAAGTCAAATTACAACTTAAAGATCGTATTGCAAATCAACAGAGGAAGTCAAGGCAACTTGAACTCTTTAGAGAATACAAGCGAAAGCAGGATCATATCGTGAGCATCGACAATACTAAACTCGCAAAGACAGAGCGAAGGGATCGTAAACGCAGAAGAGCATTAGAACGTAAGGATGCCTTATATAGAACACATCTATACAAGTAAGCAGCTTGCTATTGTTCTCTCTCTATGTTATAATAGCTATATGGTTAGAAATATCATTAAAGACATTTACGGAAATGAGGTCCCTGCAGGTATATCTTTTACAGATTATTGGGATCAACAACACAAGTTAGAGGCGTTATCAAATGCTGAGAGTATTCGTCAAAGGGAAGAACGCAAGAATCGTATGAGTACACCTACGGATGCTGATTCTTTGAAAGATGGAAGTCAGAGCGAGAAAAAGATCGAGAAAACTAAAGATGATATGCAGACTGCATAAGTGCCTCCGATGTAATAGAAGCCATTCCGTTTAACTCGTTTTTCGATTGATTGTTTTAAGTGTGTCATTCGTAAATTATTTAGAACGAAATGATGTGATATCTACTAACTATTTAGTGTCATTATGACAAGTAACCAAAAAAAATCGGAAAAATCTTTTTCAACCTACGAGAGGTATAAATAATACTATGAGTAAAAATAAATCATTTGGTGAGCGATTACCAGAATCAACGATTGCTGATAAACTCTTTCGAGCTGCTGCACAACGAGCAGCAAGAGAAGCAAAAGAGAAACAAAAGAAATAACTATGAAATCATTTAAACAAGTAGAAGAAATTGATGCTATCTGTGAAATGAAGTATCAAGACTTAGAGATTACTGAAGCAGAGTATCAGGGCAAGACTGTCAAGTTGAATGACCCAATACGAGGTGGAAGTAAGAAGTTCTATGTTTATGTGAAAGATGGTGATAAAGTCAAGAAGGTATCATTTGGTGATACAACAGGTTTATCAATTAAGCGTGATGACCCTGCACGAAGAAAATCGTTTCGAGCAAGATTTGATTGTGATAATGCAAAAGATAAAACATCAGCAAGATATTGGTCATGTTATCAATGGCGTGCAAATGCACCTGTCGATAACTAAATCTTAGGGATTGATCTTCTTATATATAGTATGTAGTTTCTGCTAAGATCCGCTAGATATAGCAGTATTACTCTTCACCCTCATCTACATTGAATGAACGATAAGACTCTAAGTTCTTTCTTACCTTTCTTCTATACAAAGCATTCATAATGTAATACAAAGGATATAGCAAGGGAAGACGATAATAACGCTTTCCTCGAACAATCAACATATGCCATATCCAACTTCCTTCACTATGACTGAAACCAACACAACCTTTTAACATCTAAACAATCCCATCTTTCTCTAATCTCTCAACAAATAAATCTACACCTTTAGCACAGTTGTCTTTCCAGTCTTGAGGATTACCACTATCTGATATATACTTGTAGCATCGAAAAGGTATACCATAGGTCTGACAGACACTTGCCAAGGCATATGCCTCCATATCAACTATATCAAAATCAGCTGAGATGCCATGCCATTCGATATATGAATAGAAACTATCGCCAGTTCCACAACTCACACCATTAGGGTCATTCGTTACATTTAACGCATAATTACCGAAAGGTGTTTCATACTTCTCAAATCCCATAGGTACTGCATCCATATCTCTTTGTATAAATTCATTTACTGAATAGACTTTACCCACTTCAACTTTATCACTTGCTTTACCTGCTGTGCCATAGTTGATTACAGGACCTACAAATGATTCGTTTTGTATATATTCAGTAAGTTTACGAGTGGCATTGATCTTACCAACGCCAGTCAATATGATCTCATAGTTCTGTAAAGGTAAACCTTTGACTTCTTCTGGTAAAGCAGAAAAGATTATCATACAACTATTCCTTTCTCTGAAGATAAATGTTTCCAGCTGATAGGAAAATCTTCTCTTAGATATTCACTAATTGCATTAGCAACAAATCTTGTTTCTTTTTGTGTATCAGGTTTACATCTTAAATTACACACACGAGCAAATGCATATAAAGTTCCTGTCCATATCCATTCTGTTTGCATAGAAAGTGGTAACACAGTTCTTGCCTGTTCAGGTGCAACATCAAAGTAAATGAGTTCTTTGTATATTTTAACAGAATTTTCTATGTGGTCACTATATCTATTTAAAACTTCTTTAGGTAAATCAATTATACCATCAGACCCTTGTTTAGAATCTTTAGGACGCCCTCGCCATAAATTTATTTTCTCAATTTCAGGATCATCTGAAACATATCGTCTAGAGACTTCATTCCAAGATAATCCAACTTGATGCTTTACTAATTGTCTTGCGACATATATGGGTGCCTGTATTCTGAATTGTGCTGTAGCATGAGCGAATGGTGACCAATGATCGTGGTCAACAAGATACTTAATAAGTTTTTCATCCTTATCAGTCATCTCCTCAGCAATTTTAGAATACGAAACTCTGGCTGCATTAACAACAGTAAGGTCATCACCCATTGTATTTAATAGTTCTACTTTCATTCAGAAACACTATCAGGATTTTGAGCTCTTTGAAGTGCTTCGTAATCCTCTTCTGTTTTCTCGTCATGGTAGAATAACATAAGAATTGTATAGTGTAATGATTTTAATAAATCAGCACGATTGTATCCTTTCTTCTTACCATATCGCATAAGGTACTTAATTGAATTACCTTGACAAAACTCTTTGCCAATATCTAAGTCTTTTAGAATTTCTTGTACTTGTAGACCAGACTTATTACTATAGTGCTGACCGTAAGTACTATCAATGTATCTTTTTAGTTCTAAGACATATTGACCTTCTTTAAATTTATGTGTATTGTCTTCCATTATATTCTCCTTCTAGTTCTTTTTCATATTTTATATTTTCTTCTTCTTCATCAAATGAAGAAATCACATCTTCATTAACATATTGTCTAGCAAGATGAGCCATTTCATAGTTATCAAAATCACTCTCATTCATATTTAAAGTTTCTTGATACAAAAAGTTTGTTAATGATTCATCTGTGAAGTGACCATTCTCATAAGCATTTGCAATCTCAGCAACTGATTGACCTATATCAATCATTTCTTTTGTTGGTAATGTAAATTGTAGTTTTTCCATACTATGTATAATCCTCCACATAATCTTTGAGTTCAGTAAATTTATAACCTAGATCAGTTGTATTAACTTCTAAATCCTCATCATTTGTTTCATTGAATTTTTCAATTTCATTTTCCATGGCAGTTTCTGCCTCGGTCAATATTTTATTAACCTTATCTTGTAGTTCTTCGTATGTCATATTTTCTCCTTATACATAATAAATTAATAGTCCGATAACACTGGAAGAAAAGGTGCATATATTCGTGGTTACGATTGCATATTCTTTCCATGATATACCCACACTAAACCATAATACTGAAGCAGTCATTAGGGTAAAGGAACTCAATGGGTGAATGTCGATTGCGGCCAGAAATACTCCTATCACTACTGCAAGAGTACCTAACCATTTTAAAGTTGTTATTGTTTTAGTTTCTTTTTTCATTTATACTTTTCTGTTGTGATCTAGTAATATTCAAATTACTAGTCTGTCTAATTTGATCGCCAACCCAATCAGGATCGATATCTAGAAGTTTACAATAGTATTCAAACATTTCATCTTTGTTAAGAATCCAGTCTAGTGCAGCGACTTTATGTTTTAAATACTTTTTACTAACGCCAGTATATCGGGCATCTTCGATGGCCTGTGTTATAATAGCAGTTACTAAGTTTTGATTTGGTGACATCATATTATTTTACCTCTTTCAGATATTTTGTATTAGTTAGTTTTTCAAGTCTTGACAGGTGTTCACTTATCATACTCAAAGGAACTCTATATTGAATATTAGTTCCTGTTTCTGATACGATACATTTTGTTCTATTGATTTTTTCAAGAGTACCGTAGATAGTTGACTTACCATCAATCGCAATTTTTACATATGATCCTACCACGAATGTTCTTCTTGCGGCAAGACTAGCGATTGTATTCAGTTCTCTTTGTCTGTCTTTGATAGCGTCAATGACATATTTCATATCTTCACTTTTTAATGTTGATATTGTCATCATAGCAGTTTGTAAGTTTCTATTAGTTTTCATAATGTAGTTTCTCCTTATATTGAAATTTCGAATATATCTTCTTCAGATAATCCGATTGATTTACCTAGTTCAGCAGCCTTATCAGCATACTCATTTTCATCACCGATATACTGCCCAGCAAGACAAGCATTGTATTTCATTACAAGGTCTTTTATCTCACTCATGGTAGATTGTATATTTGTATTTGTGTCAAATGTATTGGTCATAGTTTTTCTTCTTTCTTTTTGTTGTTAATAATTAATTACTATTTGGTTTTGTAGTCTGATAATTAGTTTATCTAAATCTAAATCTAAGACATAATCGTAGCAATCTTTTTTTAGTTGTTTAGCATAATCTAGTTTAGCGAAAACATCTTTACAATTTTGAAATTCTTTTGAAATTTCTGAAAAAGACTTGTATTCGAAGTTATCGATTTTTAATTTTTCTTTTGATTTTAGTTCTTGGTGTAGATTGTTGTTATTCATAATGATTCTTTCTGTTTCTTTGTTAATATACTCTTATTATACACTAGTTTTTCGGTACTTTCAAGCACATTCTTTCGTTTAAAATCAATAACTTGCCCGAAAGTTGAAAAATCGCAGAAAACTGCGAAAAATCGTGATATCTTTGATATGTTATTGATTTTATTCATTTTTATTGATAAATATTTGCATTTGTTTCTACATAATCTGCAAGATCAGTAAATTTATCATCTAGATAATCTAGATTTACTATATTAGTTTTATGTTTTGCGTTAAGTTGTTGAATTAAATCAGTCATTTTCTCATTTGTCTGTGCAAGTAGAGAATCTACTGTATTATGTAATTCGCATATTTCATTTATTAGTGTATTTTTATTATTCATTAGTTTTTATCCTTTTATTTGTTGATATACTGTTATTATACACTATTCTACGGCAGATTCAAGACATTTCGGGTTCAGCTGCCCGAAAGTTGCCCTATGTACTCATTTTGTTCTAATATAAAGTCAATAAAATCAACAACTTAGAAAAATCTACTAAAACTGCAAGATTTTAAGTCTAATTTAGTTGATTTTTGGGGATATTTTCGGCATTTATGGTATGATAACCCTTTTCTACCGAATCAATGGCAACTTCGAGAAATTTTACAGTATCCTCTTCACCCAACATGGCAACATACGAATCAACTATGACTTTAAAGCACATAGAAACGGTTGCCATCTCTTTACCTGGGTTCTTTGAAATGATTTCTGCCATATCCACTTGTGCTTCCATCAAGATTAGTTCTTCATCACTCATACTATTATTATACACTATTTCAGGCTATTTGTAAAGCAGTCTTATAAATAGTTTATAAAGTATTTTCAAGGAATCAAAAATATGTACGAGTACAAATGCAAAATAGTTAAGGTTGTTGATGGCGATACGGTTGATGTAGATATTGACCTAGGATTCGGTTGTTGGTTAAGAGACGAAAGAGTCCGTGTTATGGGTATCGACACACCTGAATCAAGAACTAGTGATAAAGTCGAAAAGATATTCGGTCTAAAAGCAAAAGAGAGATTAAATTCTCTTTTAGGTGCTAACGCAATCTTACAGACACAGGTAAGTAAAAATGGCGAAAATATGAAAGGCAAGTTCGGTCGTATTCTCGGTAACTTTCTAACAGAAGATGGTAGTAAAATTTGTGCTGATATTCTAGTACAAGAAGGTCATGCCGTACACTATACAGGTGGTTCAAAGGATGCTATTATTGAGCAACATATGATAAACCGACAAAGATTGGTTGACGAAGGTGTTGTGCCTTGTCCTCCTGGTATGTCATCTAACAATCCAGAAAACGAAGCAGTTAAAATAGCTATACAAGAAGATGAAGTTATTATAGAAAAAATTGTTGAATTTCAAATACCAAAAACTGTGAAGAAAAAAAAGAAAAAGAAAAGTAAAAAATAAAGGAAATTATTATGTTTAAGTTTATACAAGAAATCTTTTTTCCAACTCCTAAAAAAGTAGTTAAGAAAAAAATATCTAAAAAGAAAAAGAAAAAAACATCTAAGAAGAAATAATGAAGGGTCAATTTATCGTCAAGGTAGGAACTTCTTTACTAGAATTTTCTGACTACAATAACATACCTGATAAATTTGATAATGTGATTAGTTTTAAACCAGAGTATCCGAGTTCTCCTCATAGTGAAGAAGATCACGCATACATAGAAACTTTTGATTCTAAATTAAAAGAGTTGATGAAAAGAGAAACTAATGCCGGCAGTAACTAGAATTGGAGATGCTGATGTCGCTCATTGTAGCGGCATGACGAGAGCACAAGGTTCTGGTAATGTTTTTGCAAACGGAATAGCAGTATCAAGACAAAGTGATAATAATACTGGTCACTTACTGCCTGGTGTTCCTTGTCCTTCTCACTCTGCACCTATCGCAACTGGTTCTGGTAGTGTGTTTGTAAATACTCTAGGGTGTGGTCGAGTTGGTGATGGAATATCAGGATGTACATCCGTGGCCGCAGGGTCAGGTAATGTATTTGCTGGGGGTTAAACAATCGGTATAAATATTGTAATAGGAGAGATTACGAATGTCAAGATATGACGCTACACAAAGTAATGAAAGTAAAAGAAGTGAGAGAGTCTATAAAGACTTAAACTTAGACTTTCAACAGAACACTGCTACAAAAGATATTCAAAAAATTACAGATATTGAAGCTGTAAAAAGAAGTGTGCGGAACTTGATTAATACAAATCACTACGAAAAACCTTTTCATCCTGAAATTGGATCTAATTTGAGAGCAATGTTATTTGAAAATATTACTCCTCAAATGACTCACGCTATTTCAAAAGAGGTAGAACTACTACTTAAAAATTATGAACCTAGAGCAAGACTAGTTCAAGTAAATACACAACCACAATTCGATAGAAACTCATATGCTTGTACGATATCTTTCTATGTGGTAAATCATCAAGAACCTGTGTTTGTAGAATCATTTTTAGAAAGACTAAGATAATATGGCAACTAAATTAGATATATCAGAATTAGATTTTGATACGATAAAAGATAATCTTAAAACATTCTTATCTCAACAAGATGAATTTAGAGATTATGATTTTGAAGGATCTGGTATGTCAGTTCTTCTAGATGTATTATCATATAACACACACTACCTTGGATACAATGCTAATATGTTAGCAAATGAAATGTATCTTGATAGTGCTGATTTAAGATCAAGTGTTGTCTCTTTAGCGAAACAAGTTGGATACACACCAACAAGTGCTGGTTCTTCTACTGCAAATATTAACGCACTCGTAAACAACGGAAGTGGTTCTTCTATTACTATGTCAAGAGGAACTAAATTTACTTCAAGTGTAAATGGACAATCATATGCCTTTGTAAATAATGCTGACATTAGTATTATTCCTGCTGATGGCGTTTACATATTCAGTAATGTTGAACTTAAAGAAGGTTCACTTTTAAACTTTAAATACACAGTTAACTCTACTGATATTGACCAAAGATTTATTGTACCCAATGATAATGTGGATACAGGCACCTTAACTGTTAAAGTTCAAAACTCGTCATCTGACTCAATTACAAATACATATTCACTAGTTAATGGAATTACTTCATTAGATTCTACTTCTAAAGTTTACTTTTTACAAGAGGTAGAAAGTGGAAGATTTGAAATTTATTTTGGTGATGGTGTTTTAGGAAAAAAAATTGAAGATGGTAATATTGTTATACTAGATTATATTGTCTGTAATGCGGATGCACCTAATGGTGCTAGTGCTTTTAGTTTATCAGGTACACTTGGTGGATTTACTGATGTTACTATCACAACAAATAGTGGTGCTGCTGGTGGTTCTAATCAAGAGTCAATTAGTTCAATTAAGTATAATGCACCAAGAGATTATACTGCTCAAGATCGTGCTGTGACGGCTGAAGATTATAAAGTTCTTGTTAAGAGTTTATATGCAAACGCTCAATCAGTTCAAGTTTATGGCGGTGAAGATGCTGATCCTGTTGCATTTGGTAAAGTTTATATTTCTGTTAAAGCAAAATCAGGAAGTAATTTAACAACTGCTACAAAAACAAGTATTGTACAAAGTCTTAAATCATATGCTGTTGCTTCAGTAACTCCTGTTATAATTGATCCTGAAACAACTTTCTTAACTCTCACTACAAGTTTCAAATATAATTCAAGCATATCTACACTTGCATTATCAACAATTCAAACAAATGTATTAAATACGATTACATCTTACAATAATGATACATTGGAAAATTTTACAGGTATGTTTAGACATTCTGCTGTGACTACTTTAATTGACGCTACCGATCCAGCTATTTTAAGTAATGTCACTAAAGTTAAAATGTATAAGTTCATCACACCAACTTTAAATGAAGGATTAAAATACACACTCAATTTTAGTAATGCATTTTTCAACCCACACTCTGGTCACAATGCAAGTGCTGGTGGTATTATTTCTTCAACTGGATTTAAGATCAATGATGACCTTTCATTAAACGAACATTTTTTAGATGACGATGGTGCTGGAAATTTAAGAGTTTACTATTTAAATGGAACAGTTAGAGTATATACAAGTTCATCTTACGGTACTGTTGATTATACAACTGGTAAAGT